CTAAAAGTACTCATACTACAGTTAATACCTCTAAAATTAATCGTGAGCCGATGGCAATTTCAAAATTGTTATAAATGGTTCCCCCCACAAGATAAAATTCGCCACTTAGAGAGCTATCGGTCAATCTTTTTCTCATACCGTCTTCCCATATAGCGGTGGCCGGCAGTGAAAGAGCTGGGGCCTCTAAGACTGTATTGAGGGAACTGCCAGCTACTAGGGTCTCTGTTGTCACTATAGAATAAGTGAGGCGCACCACATCTCCCAGAACAGTAGAGGCGGCGGCTGCTGTCTCCTCCGCAGGGGTTACGCCGGCGGCGAGGGCAGCTTGAGTGGTGGTAGGAAGCACGCCGATGTCAATAAGACCTTTTCTGGTTTTAATGCATGTTGCTTCTAGTTGAAAAATGTGCTCGATTTGGCCAAATAGTTGGCGGTTCTCCTTCAAAGTGACGATCTCGTAGAAGGATGTCCCATAGCGCACGTAATCCCCCTCGCGTACATACAAGTCTTGATCTTCAAAGAGGCGCCTGTTATGAAAACGGACCGTGATGGAGGATTCTTTATCGAGTCCATAATGAGTGGTAGCGGTGTCAATTCCACTAAATTCGACGAGGGCATAAACGCGTACCGGAGGAAGGAAGCTCTTTTCTATGCTTTCTCCATATAAGGGATGAAAGTTGGTTCGATCCATGGAAATTGGCATATATAATATATCTTGCCCGATAACTCTTTCAAGCAATTCGTCATTGACTTGTTTGACTAAGTTTCGCTCTTTCTCTCCTAAAAATAGAGGAGGAGGAGGATTGGTGGGCTTTGACCACTTATTGTCGTCGTTAGCCATTACTCAAAATCCTTTTTATCACCGAAAATAACTCTTTCTCTGGGGATCCTTACTTCTACGGCGTTTTCGCGAATGGAGATCTTTGGTCTCTCGTCATTGTTGCCGGAACCAATAAGGTATCCTAAGATCCGAATATTTATTTCAGTTTTGAAGGTTCTCTCTTCTTCAGCTAAATTGGATAGATTATTATCTAATGAGAAGTCCCCCTTGAGGAACCCCTCAAAGCGGTGACCATCGCGGTGAATGAAAAAGTTATCGATTTGGCCCGTAGCTACGATAAAGGGGGAGAAAATCTCGTTCATCTGTTGTTGAAATTCTGTTTGAATAATAAGAGTATAGTCAGCGACCACATAAGTCGGCATCGGCATGGACATGGTTTGGTATACCACTTTCTTATTCTTAAAGGGGAAATTTTGCTGCTTAAATTTTCGCTCTGAAGTTGCGTTGGCAAAGTTTCCGGTTTTGTTTGGGTTTATGGTTCGTGCCACTTCAATGCGGCCGCCTTTTGCATCGTTATATTGAGGGAGGTGGGCCCACGCTACACCCTTGATGCTGGGGTCTTTTATAAGGGATTTTCTCTCTATCGAAATAACGGGGAGAGTAAAGACGTCTTTGGAGCTACGCAAGTCTTTATTGTCTTTCACTTGAAAGGAACGCTCGGGCATCGACCAAATAAGAGGTACTTGTCGCCAACCTTCATTGGTGGTGCAGAAAATACTCATATCTTCGGTCAGCCAATCATTGAGGGCCATATCTATGGTCTCAATAGTGGAGGGCATGAAAGTAATTTCTTTTAATTCCGGGTCGTCAGTAGGCTGAGGCTCTGCCTTGAAATAGGGACGATAACCTTTAAATTTTTCTTCTTCACTTGACAAAATTATTTACCCCTGGAATATTAATGTTGGCACCTTTGTTTGGATATCTTGTACAGCTTGTGCCTTTTCTGCATCATCCTTGGCCATCTGCACGTACGTGAGTTGATCCAGCATTTCTTTTAGTTCGGTGCGCAAGGCCTCTTGTTCATCTTTAGCTTGAGATAGCAATGCATCAGCGTTCAAGTTGACAGACTCGCCTGGGATTGGAATTGTCTGAAATTTACCCCTAATTTGGCCGAGTGTCTCTTTAGACAGGGCCAGGGCGAAGCGGCGGATCCACTGCTTGCCAATGGCGTTGATATTTTCGTAAGGAAGATTATCAAAGGGAATAGTATTGACGTTGTTAATCCCATCCACCCCATTGTCATATTCGGCGTTATTGTCCCAGCTGTTGGGAATAACGGAAAACTGGACCCACATGAAGCGATAACTACTCAATAAGGCCGGCGATGGGAAAATCCTCAGTTTATTGTTCTTAAGTTCGAAAGAATAGTGTGACAGGCGTGTATACAAGTGATCCTCGTACGCTGCAGCCTGCATCTTATTCTGCCAGACTGGGACAATCTCAAATGTAGAGTCGTCGGTGTATTGTCCATAGTTGGACAAGTTGCCCACCACGTTGAGACCGCCGAAATATCCAAAAAAGCGCCACATGGCTGCCGGGGTTTTGTAGAAAACCTTCTTAATAATTACTCTTTTATCTCCCACCACATCTGCATAAGGGGCGTTGGGGCCTCCTGCGGGGTCGATTCCCGTGGCAGAGGATGCAGAGATGATAGCCTGCAAGTCATAATCTTGCTGGTTTTCAGTAAGCTGGAAAGAGGCTGAATACACGGGGATAGTACCCCCTACGTCCGCTTCAAAAGAGAATCCATCTGACACGCGTCGGGCGTATTCGAACATTACGCGAGGGAATTTTAAGTTCACATTCTGTGGGCCGGTTACTAGATTTCCATCTTGATCAAAGGTTCCTGTTGCTTGACCCAGGACATCGGAGAGCACGTTTTTAGCTTGATGCAGGTTTAAGAGGTAGCTATATTCTAGACATGCCTCTTCGTAGTTAGCATAAACGTTGGTTGTTTTTAATTCAATATCGAGGACGTCTCCTCCTAATTTCTTATAGGTATAAGCCACCTGGTCTGCAGCGCCGGAAATAAAGGCTGCGGAACCAGAATAGATTCCTAAAGGCAGCGATGCAGCGACTTGGGATGTGGTGCCAGTTACCGCCAGTATTGATTTGCTCATTTGACTAGCGGGCGTCAGTGTTGGTAGGGCCATTAAAAATACCTCCTCGAACTAAATAGTTTCCAAATAAACAAAACCCCCCCACAAAAAAGTGGGAGGGCATTAATTTTGGAGATAATCTCAAATATGGATTATACGAGGTCCTCAACGACGACCAAGCCATACATATCCGGGCGTACCATCTTCTTCGCATAGCGAGTCATGACGCCTTTACGAGGCACGAAGTCCTCTGTACCAAAAATGGTAGGAGTCATTTGGAGAGGCACATACGGTGCGTATACATATCCGCTTTCAAGGAAAGAGGATCCTTTACGACCTGCTAAGACTACGTTTCTTGGGAAATAAGGATCAACGTAAACGTCGAACTTCTTGCTCAAGTTACCAACCTTAACAGCGCCAACGGTACCACGATCATCGTCGTGAGTAACGCTTCCACGGAAACCAGCAGTAAACTCAAGGAGGTTTGCAACTTCAGGTGAACACACGATGAAGTTTGCGCCGCCGCGAAGAGTCTTGCGGTGAATCTGTGCAGATACGTCATTGATGGTTTCGACAAGAGTCTCATACCATTCAGAAACGTTACCGGTGAAGTCCGGAGAGGCACCAACAACTGGTACTGCGAGACCTGTAGTGCGATCCAAGAATCGTCCTGGGAGGCGTGACCAGTAAAGAGTCGAAGCCGTAGCACCTTTCACGAGGTCTTCCAAGATTTCTTGGTCGATTTCGAGAGCGATGTGCTCGGACAAGATAGAAGTTAACTCGACTTCGGCATCCAAGTTATGGTATGCGTTCAAGTCTTGAGCCAATTCTGGTGTCCATTTAGCCTTGAGCTTCTTGGTCTTCGCGGTGATAGACACAGAATCAACCTTGATGTCGATCTCTGGAATCTGAGCGCTTCCTTCCAAGCCCCATTCGATTGCACCAACAACAGCGCCGATTTCAGCGTTAGTGAAGTTATCATCGATTGGGAAACTAAACTGGGTAATGCTTTGTGCGTCAGAGATTGCTTGCGCATTCGATACAGTGCTGATGTTGACGATTTGCAACTGATCAACAGCTAGTGAGGATGCAGAAGCTGCAGGCCAGGTTGAAACTGGGGATGCCATCGTCAGACGGCGAACCTGTCCTGTAAGATTTGGATGATCTCCGGATCCAGTTTGGGCACAAATAGCCACATAATCTTTTCTATTCAACTGGCCCAAAGTGGAAGCTGAAATAGTAGAGATGCAGGCGAATGTACCAGAAGCAATATCTGGGTCATAGCGCACTAATGCGTCAATGTCACAACCGGTTGTCCAGTCTGATCCG